ATATGCATTTAAAAGACCTACCTGGGAAGTAAACCCAACCCGTAAGATAGAAGACTTTAAGTTAGCATTTTACACAGACCTTGGTGATGCAATGATGCGCTTTGCATGTATGCCTACATATGCCTCTGATGCATTTTTTAAACAAAAAGAAAAACTAGAAAAATGTATGAACACTAGAAATCCTTTAGATCAATTTAGAAGGTTTGATGAAACCTTTAAACCAGATGAAGATAAAATTTATTATATACACGCTGACCTTGCACAAAAGCATGACAAGTGTGCAGTTGCTATTGCTCACGTAGATAAGTGGGTAAACATACAAGTAATCAAAGATTATGAACAAGTAGCCCCTATAGTCGTGGTAGATGCAGTAGCCTGGTGGGAGCCAAGAGCAGAAGGACCTGTTAATCTATCAGAGGTTAAGCAATGGATTATGAACTTACGTAGACAAGGTTTTAATCTTGGCATGGTTTCATTTGACCGTTGGCAATCGTTTGATATTCAAAATGAACTGCAGGCGGTAGGAATAAGAACTGAAACAGTCTCTGTTGCAAAAAAACACTATGAAGATTTGGCTATGATGATTTATGAAGAGCGTGTTTCGATTCCTATGATCCCAATTTTACTTGAAGAAATGTCTGAGTTAAAAATTATGAGAAAGAATCGTGTTGATCACCCCCGTAAAAAATCTAAAGACTTAGCAGATGCTGTGTGTGGAGCCGTATTTGGGGCTATCTCTCATACAACAAAGACTAATAATACAGAAATAGATGTCCATACTTGGAGTTCGGCAACCCGACTTGCACAAAAGCAACAGGGTATGGTAGAATTGGATAATCGGGAAATGCCTAACGATGTTAAGGATTTTCTCGATAAATTCAACTTAATATAAACAAACAAACAAGGAGAAAGATGAATTCATTTAAGAAAATCGCTCTAGGACTCGCTGCAGCAATGTCCTTTGGCGTACTAACGGCACTTCCGACAAGTGCTGCTGTAATCGCACCAACGCTAACGATTGACTCTGCTACAGATACAATCATTTCTGGTGAAACTGCGACTGCGGTAGTTACTTTGTCATTTATTTCAGAAACAGCAGCAGATACAGCAACTGTATTGTCTGCTATTTTTTCACAGCCTTCAGGCTCAAACAAGTCAGCAACGCTTTCATTGCTTGAAACAACAACTTCTACAGTTGCAATTGCAGCAGGAAGCCTTTCAGCAGATGTTAACTCAACAGTTGGAACACCAGGATATGTGACTGCAAAGTTTACAGTTTCATTGGTCGCACCTACAGTTGCTGGTACATATGAAGCACGCATTCTAACAACTCGCCCAGCAACAGGTCCATCAGTTGCCTGGACAGTTACAGTTAAGGCAGCGGACATTACTCCATCTGCTTCAACAACAACTTCAATTCTTAACTCAGGCGAAGTAACAACTGCTACAGCAGATGCTTCAGTCTATGCACCAAAGGCTACTTCAACAGATGCAGCAGCGGTAATCGTTGTTACACCCAAGAATGCAGCAGGCGGAGCAGCAACTGAATCAATTCTTGCAACAGTATCAGGAACAGGTATGATTGGTTATGGCACAAATGCTACAACTATGACTGCTCTTGGTCGTGCATTAGTAATCCCTACAGGCAATCACATTGGTGTATTTGCTGACGGTACAGCAGGAGTTGGAACAATTACTCTTACTACCCTTACAGGTACAGTTCTTGCAACAGAAAAGGTAACATTCTATGGAGATATTGCTTCAATCGTAGCAACTCCAGTTAAATCTGTCATCGCAGTAGGTGCAAACGCATCAACAGTTAAGGCAGTTGCATATGATGCAGCAGGCGTTACAGTTGGAGCAGGAACACTTAATGCTTACTCAAGCGATATCTCTGTAGTATCTGATTCAGGTACAGCAGCATCAATCGTAAATGGTGAAGCAATATTTACTCTTACAGGAGTTAAGGCTGGCGGAGTTGCAGTAACAGTTAAGTCTGGAACAATTGCATCTGCTCTAGTTTCTACTCGTGTAGAAGGAACAGTCACAGCAGTTAAGTTATCTTTTGATAAGGCTGAATACCTACCAGGTGAGGCAGCAACAATTACTGTAACTCCAGTAGATGCAGCAGGTCTCCCATTGTCTGCAAAAACACACGCTAACTTATTTGCAACAGGTGGAATTACTTCATCATACGCATTTGGTACAGGATCAGATGTTCTAACTGGAGTTTCTGTAACAACAGATACATCAACAGTTAAAACATTCAAGGTATTTATGCCTTTGACTGAAACTGAAGTTAAGGTAACTGCAAAGGGCGGAACAACACTCCCAATCGCTGGTCAGGTAGATGTATCTGCAACAGCAAAGGTTACTAACAAAGCATCAGATGCAGCAAAGGAAGCAGCAAAGGCTGCAGAAGCAGCATCAGAAGCAGCAGAAGCAGCAACTAAGGCAGCAGAAGCAGCAACAGTAAAGGCACAAGAAGCAGTAGATGCAGTTACAACACTTTCTGCACAAGTTGCTACATTGGTTGCTTCTCTTAAGAAGCAAATCACTTACCTAACTAACTTGGTCATTAAGATTCAAAAGAAGGTTAAGGCTTAATTAATCCAACAATTTAGGGGGTTAGCCAAGTGCTAGCCCCCTTTCTTGTACCATAAAATGATATAATAGCCTTAATAGTCATATCACCACTACGACTATAAGGAGTTAAATATTAAAAAGTTATTGAGAGTAGCATTGGTCTTATCCCTTGCTTTATTTCCTCTGCTTTTAATAATTGATAAAGCACACGCAGCAGAAGGCTTGACTGCTCAGGTCTATAATGTGCTGGGACAAAATGGTTCTCCATACATACCCCAGGGAGCCTCTCCAGTAGTAACTACAAATGTACCCAACATTGACTTTCAGTGGGGTTCTGGCAGTGTCTTAGGTGGACCATCAGAGGATGTTATTGTACGATTTACGGGGTCAATTCTTAGCAATACGACTCAAAACATATCATTCTTAGCAACAGCAGATGATGGTACAAGGCTATACATTGGTGGAGTCTTAGTAGCAGATGACTGGGTTGACAAGGGTGGCGGAGGAACTACAACTGATCCAATATCCTTCACAGCAGGAGTACCTAAAACAATAGAATTAATGTATTATGAAAATGGTGGGGGAGCAAATGTATTCCTTCATTGGGATCAATCTGGATCTATGGACATTATTCCAGCATCAGCATTTACTTCGCAGGCAGCCCCAGTAGTAAAAACAATAGGACCTCCAAGAAACCTTGTATTGACTGACAGTGGTACTGCAATAGTCTTAGCCTGGGAAGCACCAGACACTGGAAACACTCAGCCAGAAAGATATGCAATTAGTTTTAATTGTACTGGGTGCAATGGCTGGGGAATTGCTACTGGAAATGTTGGCGGACCAAATTCTTTAAATACAACAATAACAATTGATCATTCCTTGCTAGATGGACTTATGCCAGCAGGAACAGTCTGGTCATTTCATATTAGATCAGACAACGATACATTTGCCCTTTACTCTGCAAATTCAAATGTTGTTACTGGTTCTACATATGTAGCCCCTGCTCCAGAACCTACACCTACACCAGAACCTACACCTAGCGAAACATCAACTGTAACATCTGAAACATCAACTGCAACAACGCCTACACCAGAGCCATCACCTATTCCAACACCAACACCCGAAACAACAACTGTAACAACACCCAGCGAAACTACAACGGTTACAACTCCTACAGAAACAACAACCGTAACAACGCCTTCGCCTAGCGAAACATCAACAGTGACAGTACCAAATGGACCAACTGAAGCAGAAATTGCAGCACAAGTAGCAGCCCAATTATCTGCACAACAAGCGGAAGCAGCAAGGATACAAGCAGAAACAGCAGCATTAATTGCAGCGCAAGCAGCAGCAGCCCAAGCGGAGGCTGAAAGAATTGCAGCACTTCAAGCAGCACAAGAATCAGAAAGAGTTAGGGCCC